TTTAGGATTCGTAGATATCGGTTGGAAGTGTGTTGCTCATGCCGGTATCTTTTTTGTGCAACCAGTTGGAATACCTGATGATCCGGAGGGTGATCTACTTGGATTTCATATCACAGTTCCGTATGCAAAAGACTACAAAAAGATTAAAATGTTACAATCCGCACGAAAAGCACTTGACTTTGCACAAGGAATTGACTAGATATAGAGTAGTAATAATTTTATAAATGATTTTTCTATCAAATCCACAGGTATGGACATTATCAGGAACATGGTCTGATAGAGCATTGAGTGCATCAGGTCTTACTAATATGGAATTAGTAATGACACTTAATACGATTTTACTACCAGTAATTTTTAGTGTTGGTATATTTGCTTTGTCTACAAGAAAAAGAAAGAGAGTTTAAGCAATCATAAGCATTGCTTTTTTTAACTCTCTAGAGTGATTTAATTCGTCTTGTGCAATCTCAGCGATCTTTTTATCTTCGGGATGATATGCACTGTATTTTGTGTATGTCTCAAAGGCATGCTTTTCTATCTTCATGTTGATATCATAAGCGTTAGTAGGATCAAGAAGATAATACCCAACCATGATCCAATAATAAACCAGAACAAGATGCTTGGCAAAGAAACGGTCGATCCAATACTTATTGCCTTCCCTAAGTTCCATTTCTTCCAGATGTTCTGTTTCATTGAGTGCTTGATAAAAATGTTCCTTCATTAGATATATGTGATCTTCTCCACGAAGTCCTAGTGATTCACGAAAATGTAACACACTAATGAATGAGAAGTATGGTGCTCTAGCAATAACTTCTAGAACCCAGAACCTCTGGAAGTCTCTACCCCTGTAGAGAAAGTCTAGGATGTAGATAGTAGTATCTAACACCCATGTATTAAATTTTTTCATACTAATATAGGATTAGACCACGCTAGTGGTATTAGAAATGCTGCTGTTCCACAGATTAAACCAAAGATTACACAGGTTGATGCGATAGGTAAGTCTTTCATTAATCCTCCAAGACACAGTACTCACAAGAAAGAGGAGTCGCCTTCATATTAGGCAAATCCTCTTTTGCTTGTTTTATTGCGGTGTATGCGTCCTCTGCGTACTCGCAGATTTCGTAATGATTGTTTTGTAGGTCGTGATAACCGATGACGTAATGGGACATGATAGTTTCAACTCCAGTACATTATTATTTAGAATAACACACTAGGTATAATTACGCATTGATGTGTGGACTCCCACACCTATCAGACTCTTTTTCTTTTTATCTTAACAATCGAAATACCTGCTATCAAACCCACAACTAAACCTAGAGATGCTACTGCAACTGTCGTGCTGAATACTAATTCAACTGGAATATAAGGTTGTGCTTCCCAAGTGCCTGGCAATGTATATACTGATGGATTTGATGCAAAAATCATTTTTCTTTTCTTTTCTCTATGTATATTCTAGCAGAAAATTTTAGAATTGCAACTTAACAATTCTTATTTAAGTCTTCTGCCATACCACCACCTATCTCTGCACCTTGATTACCACTGAACATTGTTACCCAACCAGCAGCAACCCAACCAATAATGGGAATATTAGCGACGCTAGGAGCAACACTGGCACCAACACTTGAACCCACGAGTCTTCCTGTGTTTTCTGCTCCTCCGATTGCTTTGATACAAGCTTCTGATTTTCCGTCTGTTGCGATTTCTGTTGTGGTTGATTTATGGTGTACTGCACCGTCCATCGTGTATTGCTCAACGACTTTAACTTTGTTGTTAGCCAATCCAAGAAAGCCACCCTTCGTATTACTATCCCTTTCCACACGCATTACTTTTGGATCGTTTGCTTTATAACTTATCTTATATCCATTATGTCCGACTTCTGCTTCATATGATGTATAAGGACCAACTGGTAGGTTGATACTTGGTAATTTACTTTGACGATTTGATAAAGAACCTATCATACCAATGTGAGATAAACCGATGAGTCCACCTAATCCCAGAGCGAACCATTTACCCCATTTCACTTCTTTCTTTTCCATTATCCTTTCTTAGGTGGTACAGAAGGAGCAAGAACCATTGGTGCTTGTTCTATTCTGATTGTTTGTGCGGGTGCTGTATTTGCTGCTTTCTCAATTAATACTTCCATATCTTTCTTGGATATACTTGCTCCTCCTCCTGATGATGCATTCTTTTTCCTTTGTCCCGCCTCAACACCAAAAGTAGCTAGGACCCCCGTAAAGACTGAAGCTATGAAAGTTGGATCAATATTTTCCTGTTTTGATAGGCCAGGAAATTGAACGTAATTTAACGTCAATATTCCACCTGCCCAGATTAAAATCCCAAGTCTTACAAAAGTACTCAGGATTGCCATCTGTTCTTCTTTGTCATCCATTGCCTCTTTTAGTTTACCTAGAGGACCTTTAGATTTTACTTCTTCTTTTTTAACTGCTTCAGCCATGGGATCGATATGTCTATATTATATATAGACACTTAATCCTTAAAATCCGAATGGTACGGGTGATTCTGGTGTAGCAGGTGCATCTGGTGTAGGTGTTGATGGTGATGGTAAACCTAGACTACCTCCACCTAAACCACCGAGGTCTCCAAGACCACCAAGTTTTTCGGTGACAGCCTCCATTATCTTACCTTTGACGTTTTCGATAATCGCATCCTTGCGTATGAATACGTAACCACCAAGACCAATAACGGTGAGAGATACAACACCACTTGCAATAGCGATTCCATTTACTATCTTTTGTAACATGATTCTAATTAATACAAATTATATATCATACTCGCTTCCTTCTCCGATATATGCCATTGAGATGATATCCTCATCTAAATTTTTATTGTTTGCCATGATCCATTCATCAAATTCTTGACGGATTGAATCACCGTTCATCACATCTTTAAAATTACCACGAGCAGCAAGTTCACACATTCGATTGATTGACCAGTAATATGTGTCATTCACTGTTTTTTTCAAAGTTGCCATAATCTTTACGCATATAACGTCCGAGTATGTTGCTATTATAGTACATAGGTGTCCCGTCGTCAAGTGCTTCTGTTAAGACATTATGAAGAAACAGTTGTTTGGTCTCTTCGTAGTTTACTTTTCCAAGGGTTGTGTGGAGGGAGAGGATTTCTCTTCTGAAAGAACTTCTACCAAGGCTTCTAATATCTTGTTTAAGTTCGTCAGAGCTTCCGTAATATCGCTTCCAGTCTGACTCGCTTGTGACCCTTCTCTTTCCTCCTCTGGGTTTTCTCTTCTGGTAAAAGTATTTTCTTCCGATGTAGGACTTCTGAGTGGTGGTATTGGTGATGCGATAGACGAACCCATAGTAGTCGCCAATATCATCAGAGGTAAAAGGATTACCTTCGTAAATCCAAGGGTTTTCATAATCAACTTCCATCCTATAAAGATCATTTCTTTATATAGTCAACTACTCTAACCATACAATCTTTTTATTTTCTAATTTAATATTAAATGAAACGGATATACGATCTTCATTAGATAAATTTTTCTTTACTTCATGTTGTAAATGAGAAGGAAAAATTAACATTCTTCCTTCTATTGGAGGAAACCAATAATTATGATGATAGTTATTATTATCTTTAAATTCTTGTGTATATGATTCTATTTCTTGAAATGTTTCAAAACAAGATGGTGAATAAAATAAAATATTACCGCATTCATTAGGACATTTAATCCATAAAACACCAGATAAATCACAACCTGGATGACTGTGTTGCACATTTAAAGAACCAGGACTATTAATATTAACCCAAGCTTTTACATATAGGTTTATATCTTTTTTTAATGAAGGTAATGATGTTATACAATCCATTAAAAGACTATGTAATTTATCATCTCCATCATTAAGATGAAAAGTCCTAGATTGCCATCCACCAACATTAGATCTGTTAGGAGTATCTACATCTTTACTTTTTAAAGTATAAGCATAATCTATTAAATCTTTTTGATAAAGTTTAAAATTTTTGATATCAAAAACATGTATTGGTACAGGAAATATATTTCCTGTGTTATAACTTAAATCCACTAAAGGTATCCTTTTTCACATCCTGTTTAATACCACCGACAATGTAGGATTCTACCTCTGTCTCCTGTGGTGCCACTTGTAATCCTTTTGAGGATATCCAATGCTCTGTCCAAGGCAATGGATTATTTCTTGCTGGAATATCGTAAACTGGTTTCAATCCAATTGCTCTCATTCTACGATTTGCTACCCATTCAACATACTGATGAAGTAGTTTATCATTTAGACCAATCATACTACCATCTTTGAATAGATACTCTGCCCAACGCTTCTCTTCATTTACACAACGGTCAAACATACTGTATGTCCATTGTTCTTCTTCTTTGATGATTTCCTTCATCTGAGTATCATCACCCTTCTTCCAGTTGTTTATAATATTTTGAGTTATTGCCAAATGGAGGTTCTCATCTCTTGCAATAAGTGAAATGATTTTCGCACTCCCTTCCATGAGTTTAAGCTCACCAAAAGCAAAACTACAAGCGAAAGATACGTAAAAGCGGATACCTTCCAAAATGTTGACATTAGTAACTGCACGATAAAGTTTCCTCTTAATTTCTTTTTGTTCCCAAGCACCGCTAGTGCTGTCTCTCCAATCTGGTCTCCACCAGTTACTTGTATCATACTGATGTGCCTCGTTTATAAAGGTATCATATGACTCTGTAACACTTGATGCTCTGTCTAAGATACGATCATCAGATAATATCTTATCGAAGACTTCAGACGGGTCTGAATACACATTCTTGATAACATATGTGTATGAACGTGAATGAATCATCTCCATAAATGACCATACTTCCATACAAGCCTCTAACTCAGGTAAAGAACAGTATGGTAGAAATGCCATACCTGGTGCACGACCCTGTACAGAGTCAAGCATAATCTGATACTTGAGATTAGATGTATAGATGTGTTTCTGCTCTGGACGTAATGATTGATAATCACCACGATCTTTCTGTAAAGAAACCTCTTCTGGTCTCCAGAAATATCCTAGTTGAGATTTTGTTAGATTCTCAAATGCAGGATACTTAAAGTTATCGTATCTTGAACTCCTAAAGGTTTGCCAAAAAACATAGGTTGTTTTTTTGTGTCGCATTCCTCCGTGTTAAAGACAGTCATGCCTTTAAGATTTGTCATTGGTTTTTTTCCGATAGGTGAAACTTTAAATTGAACAGGATTCACACTCTCCCTCCTTTGCGTTACTTAATTCGTTTAATAAACATTCTAATTTGTCACTCTTTTCATTTTCTAAGGTGTCACCAACTTCATCCGTCTTGATATCATAAGTGTTTTGGTAGTAAGAAGTTTTCCAACCATATTTGTAAGTGGATAGAAAATCTTGTGCCATTACACTGACAGGAACTTCTGAGTTTTCATAGTTTTGTGGATTGTACGACCAGTTTCCAGAAATCGCTTGGTCAAAGAACTTTTGCATAACAGCAACAATATTAATATACCCTGTATTATCAGGCATATCCCAGAGCAACGTATAATTATTCTTTAAGGTACTATAGGAGGGAACAATCTGCTTGAGAGGTCCTTTCTTTGACTTCTTGATTGAGAGATATCCTCTTGGAGGTTCTATACCATTGGTTGCGTTGCTAACAACGGAAGATGATTCCGAAGGCATTTGTGCGGATAATGTGCTGTTTCTGACCCCATATTTCTTTACATCCTGACGAAGAGATTCCCAGTCAAAGTTTAACTTGTTTGGAACTAATTCGTCAACATCTTTTTTGTAAGTATCGATTGGAAGTATACCGTGAGAATATTTAGTCCTATCAGAATATTGACATGCACCCTTCTCTTTGGCTAGGTTCACAGTGGACTTTATGAGATAATATTGGAATGCTTCTGTTAAATCATGTACCAATTTCCACGCTTTTGGGTCGCCATAAGATACTCCTTGCTTGGCAAGGTAATGTGCTAGTCCAATGTATCCGATACCAAGTGAACGTCGTGCTTTGGTAGCGACTTCAGCTGCTCCGACTGGGTACTGTTGGAAATCAATAAGCTCATCAAGAGACCGAACACTAAGATCGCAAAGAACTTCAAAATCCGAAATGTCCCTAATTTTGCCAATATTAATAGCAGAAAGGATACAGAGAGCAATTTCTCCAGTTTCATCGTCAATATGTTGTATAGGTTTAGTTGGTAATGTAATCTCTTGACACAAGTTGCTCATCTCTACTTTATCAATAAATGATGAGTGAGAATTACAATGGTCAATGTTCATTAAATACATTCTACCAGTTTCTGCTCTTTCTTTCAACAGGTCAAGTATAAGTTCTTGAGCATTTAAAGATTTTTTAGGTATTGATTCATCTATTTCATACTTTAAGTATAGTTCGTCAAAATCATCTTTACCAAAACTATCATAAAGCCCTGGCACATCATGAGGAGAAAAAAGGGTAATGTTTTTGTTTTCAATAAACCTCTCATAAAACAATTTACTAAGTTGAATACTATAATCTAATTTACGAACACGATTATCTTCGGTTCCTTTGTTATTTTTAAGAACAATTATATCTTGTATTTCTTGGTGCCAGATCGGGAAGTGGACAGTTGCTGATCCACCTCTGATGCCATTTTGAGTGCAACATCTGACAGTGCTCTCAAACTTTTTGAGAAACGGGACGACACCTGTGTGTTGCACTTCACCACCCCTGATTTTAGCGTTGATCCCCCTGATGCGACCAGCGTTGATACCAATACCAGCCCTTTGTGCGACATACTTACCAATGGCCATGTCAGAACTAAAAATACTATCCAAGGTGTCGTCAACATCAACCAGAACGCAAGACGCATACTGCCGAAGAGGTGTGCGAACTCCTGCCATGATTGGTGTTGGGATGTTGATTTTGTGTTTGGAAATGGCATCGTAATACTTTTTAACGTAGTCTAATCTAATTTCTGGTGAATACTTTGAAAAAATTGAAGCAGATATCAAAAGATACATGAACTGAGGAGATTCATATAATGCTCCTGTGCTTCTGTCTTGTACCAAATATTTATCGACCACTTGGCGAAGTCCAGCGTATGTAAACAAATAATCTCTATCATGGTCTATAAATGTTTCGAGTTTAACAAATTCCTCTTCAGAATATAAATCGAGTAACTCTTTGTCATATACTCCTACATCTACGCACTTCTTAACATGATCAATCAATTTTGGGTGGTCATGTAATCTACCGAAAATTTGTTTGTTGACAGAGTATAATAATAGTCTTGCTGCAACATATTGATAATTTGGATGTTCTAAATCTATTAAATCACTTGCTGAACGGATTAATATCTCTTGTATCTCTCCAGTTGAAATACCATCATAGAACTGTATACCTGATTGTATCTCTACTTGACTTGCAGAGACTCCTGCAAGGTTCTTACACGCTAACTCGACCATTACGTGCATCTTTTCAAGGTTCAATGGTTCGATTGTACCATTTCTTTTTTTAACCTTTGTTCCGTTCGTCATATTTTTTTCCAATTGTTAAATTTAACTTTTGCTTGTAAACCAGAATATGTGTTTGATTCTAACACACTCATGATGTTCTGTCCACCTAACACCATATCGTTGATGTCTTTTTCCTCAACTGAAGTCGGCCAGATTACTACTTTGTCTCCTCTATCGATGGTTTTGGCGATTCTGTTGACGATTTCTCTGTTGCGAGGTTCATTATCATAAACGTAAATATAATCGCTCCAACCAAACGACCTAATATCAAGATCGGAGCCGCACATAGCAACAGCGTTTTGTACCAAGGTCGCATCGAAGGGTCCTTCAATGATGAATATGGGTTTTTCATTATCAATTTTATCGAGTCCATAAATTTTTGGAGCATCTTCATTAATCATCACAGTGATATATTTAACAGAGTTAGGACCTAGACTTCTACCTTGAAATCCGATCAGATTCTTTTCGGTATCATGTAGTGGTATTATGATACGAGATTCGTCTCTACCTATAGTGTCAAAGGTCTGTTTTTGTGTATTTGCCCACTCTTTAAACTTATAGGCAAAGTAAAATTTTGAGGGATCTAATTTTCTCTTTTCAAGATATTCTTTTGCAATCTTAACTTCACTTGCCTTTGGTAAATCTAACTTTTTTTTGAATACTGGAAATCTTGATTTTGATGAATATTGCTCATTTCTTTTACATCCTCTTATTGGAATGAATGTTGACGATTTGGACGAACTAGTTTCAGAATTCATTGAAAGTCATAAAGAAAAATTAATAGATCCAATGACTTTTGATTTATTAAAAAGACATAAAGATGACTTTAGACTGGTTGCATCTGGTTCGCTTGATTTTATTGTCAAAGGATTTACTAATTATTTTGAACTAGATGCTTACCTTGGTTCGTCTTATGAAGTAGTAGATAACAAAATATCCGGAAAATTAACTAAAGCAGCCTTTGCTCAAGGAAAATTAGAAAAAGTAAGAGAGTGGTGTCAAAAAAATGGTTATATCGTTGAAGAATCTTTCTTTTATACTGACTCGATAAATGATTTACCATTAATCAAAGTTTGTCCAAGAAGCATTATAATTTCACCAGATAAGAAATTAGAAGACTATGCCTTAGCAAATAACATAGAAGTACTGACAAGATAATAAAAATGAAGAAAGCAGAGCTAAAAAATATTTATCAAAATATTTTAAAACAAAAATTAGATTTAGATCTTACTAGAGGCCAGCCCTCCAAGGAACAATTAAAACTTTCTGAACCGCTCGACCAAATCTTAAATAAAAAATTTATTTATGAAGGAGATGATTTAAGAAATTATGGATTAATTAAAGGTTTGAATTCGGCTCGCAAACTTGGCGGATTGTTATTGGGCGTAAATTATAAAAACGTTATTGCTAATGGCACCAGTAGCTTAAATCTAACTTTTATGGTGATACAAGCTCTCTTTTTTGTAGGTCTGAATGGAAAGCCATGGAAAAACTATAGAAAGATATCTTTTTTATGTCCTGTGCCGGGATACGACAGACATTTTGCTCTTTTAGAGAGTATGGGGATAAAGATGATAAATGTTCCTTTGACTGGAGAGGGCCCAGATATGAAATATGTCGGGCAACTTCTAGCTAAAGATAAATCTATAAAGGGTATAATTTGTGTGCCAAAACATTCTAATCCTACTGGAGAAACATATTCTTCAAAGGTTCTTGAAGAATTAGCAAAACTTCCAAAAAAAGCTTCAAAAGATTTTATGATTTTTTACGATAATGCTTATAGCGTTCATGATTTTAAAAAATCCAAAAAATTAGGAAACATATTCAATCTCTGTAAAAAGTTTAAGACTTCTGACAATATCGTTATGTTCGCTAGTACAAGCAAAATTACTTTTGCTGGAGCAGGAGTATCTTTTTTAGCAGCTTCAGAAAAAGTACTTCAAAATTTTCTTAAATTTTATGGAAAAACTAGAGTTGGTTCTGACAAGATTAATCAAGCCAAGCATGCTAAGTTTTTAAAAGATAAAAAAACAATTGAAGAGCATATGTCTAAGCATGCTGTTTTGCTTTCAAAAAAATTTGAAATTGTTGAAAAGTATCTTTCAAAACTTCCATCAGAATTTGGAACCTGGACAAAGCCCACTGGGGGATATTTTGTTTCTTTCGATTCTAAACCAGGAAAGGCTAAGAAAATTTTTAAGTTATGTGATGAAGCAGGATTAAAGCTTACTAAAGTAGGCGCTACTTTTCCTTACAACGAAGACCCACTTGATCAAAATATAAGAATTTCGCCTTCTAAAATAAG